TCTTTAGATAGTTGTAAATAATATTATCCCACATGCGAACTTGATAGAAAACATCATTATAGTTTACTTTAGCATCATATGCCATTGTCAAGGCAAGTTCAATAAGTTTCATCTTGTCTTCCAAACGGTCAACAAGTTCCACGTCAACGATGTTATATTCAATAAACTTTTGCCACCCTTGAGTATAAAAGTCCTTAAAGGTATCAAACTCAGAGTGGTCTAGTTTCTTCTGACCAAGTTCAACTTCTGCAATGTAGTCTAGGCGATATGATTCTTGTGCCTTATAAGTAAACTTCTTATAGAGGTCAAGATAGTCAAGTTGAGTTAGTCCACCAACATCAAAAACAATGTGCTTACGACCCTTCATTTCAATCTCACCTTCCGTTACAAGTCCCCAGTTAGAGAACCTCTTCATCAATTTCTCACCAAGAACTCTATTGAGTCTCCTACAGATATAAGGAATATCATACAACTTAATATTCCATCCAGTTACAACGTCAGGAACATTATTCATCCAGTAGTTAATAAAAGAACTTAGAAGTTCATATTCAGAAGGACAATGGTGGTATGTTACATTTGACTTTTTATTGATAAAGGGTTTTGCTCCCCAAGTAATAATCTCTTTTGTAGTGTAATCTTGAATAGTTATGGCAAGAATTTCTTCAACACAAGATTCTACGTCAGGGAATCCCTGTTCGGAAGCAACCTCAATATCAATAGTTACAAGTTTAATTTTGCTGATGTCAAACTTAATTTCATCCTCAGGATACTTTTCAGAAATATATTGGTAGATATATCTGTCGTTTCCGTAGATCTCAAATCCCTCAACACCTTCATACTTACTATAAAACTCCCTACAATCTCTGACTGTTCCAGGTTTGATTGGCTCAACACATTCTCCAGTCAAAGTTTTATACTTCGAGTCCTTTTTAGATTTTACAAACAAAGTTGGAAAAAACTCATCCCTAGTTTCAAAACGCCGACCATTCTTAACACCACGAACCAGAAACTGGTTTCCAATCAACTGAACGTTTGTATAAAAATTCATTACTTAATAAGTTCTTCGTATTTTTTCAAGAGTTTTTCTGAGGGTTCAGCAATGGTGAGAATTTTATCGGAGGATATCATAAATGTATCCTGACTAGAAAAATCAATCAACCAAGGAGATAATGTTTGATTTGACTGATTCAACAAAAATGGTTTTGTAAGTTTACAGTCAGGCTCACCAATATCACCACCAACTTCCTCAATACCAGAAACAAGTACTTGATTATTTGTCAGTAAAAGTAACTTCTTCATTTTCCTTTTTCCTATTTTCAACTTCACTAGTATACATTTCCATCAGTTTATCGATGGGTTCTACAATAGTAATAACCCAATCCATAGGAACTGGAATTTTACTATCTTTTGATAATGGCACCCAAGAAGATAATCCAATCTGATATCCCTCTCGGCCATCAGATTCTGGAGTAAACCTCCTAAGTTTTACTGCACATGGATTATCAAAAAGATAACCAACTAGATTTTTTTCGCCTGCATACATTTCACTAACATCTGCAATAACATCCTCACCAGATTTAAGCAAGATTAATTTCACAGTCATAATCACTTTACCATTACCAATAGTATTTTAGCAATAAAAAAGGGAGGTGTCAACTGGATTTTGCCAGTTACCTCCCCGTCTGCGCCGACGATATTCAGTTTTATTTATAGATAATCCTTACGATTATGATGTTCAGGAACAATCTTACCAAGAACAATACTTAGTAACCCATCTTCAAAAGTAACTGATCTAACTTCCGTGTCGTCACTGAGAGTCCAGGCACGTGTAAACGACCGTTGAGCCAGACCTTTGTGCAAGTAGTTAGTTTCCGTTTCTTTATCTTCTTTCTGACCTTCAATAAAGAGTTTACCATCTTGTGTGTAGACATTGACTTCTGCCTTCCGAAATCCTGCAAGAGCAAGTTCAAGTCGGGATTCTACATTGCTGACCTGAACTATATTGTAGGGGGGATAGTTCGATGTTGTCTCATGCAAGTCGAACACTCTATTTAGGTACTCATTCATACCAATACTGTTTTTTGAAATCTTATCTAACAGGGTAGGAAGATCCGCAGCAGTATACCTTGTGAGGTTAGTCATTATTGTAGCTCCTTTAAAAGCGAGTTTGTGTTTTGTGGATCCTTACGGCATCCACTACTAATTATACAAGATACGAAAAAAAGAGGTATCGGTAAAACCGAACCTCTTTATAGGGTGTTCCGACTTTTGTAGAGACCGCACGAAAGGTCTCAGTTCTATTTATCAGTTGAAATTGCGTACATGCTGTTTGATGTACTTCTCAATAGTCTCTCTGTCAACAGACTCGGTTTTGGTCTTACCCATGGTTGGGTTTGCCAAGGCATATACAGCATCGACAAATTTAGAACTCTGAAGAGAAAAGAATGGAGAATCGCGTTGACCACTCTCAATCAAGGCTTCGTTTGCACGATCAGCAACCTTTACAAGGTGCTGCCAAGGTTTCTTGTCAGTGCTTGTGCTGCCCAAATACATATTAATTGGTTTCTTGTCGAAGAAACTTTCGATGTGCTCAGTGATGCTGAAATGATATCCCATTCCACACATAGCATCATCAATAAGAGGATGAAGTCTCTTTTCAAAATTGTAGAGAGCTCGTAGAAGGTATACAGAAACCTCTTTGTTGGGTTTCTCTCTGTCCCAATCAACAGTTTGGCAAAGAGTGATGATCATCTGACGCAGTTCTTCAAGAGAATCGTCGTTAATCGCGTACTTGATGAGTTTTGAGAACTGAGAAACCTTAGTGCAGCAGTATTGTGCCTGTTGAACCAGAGGAAATGGAAAGTCAACTGGTTGCCAAGTCAGTCCAGGAATTGACTTGTAGAAGTTCATAACCGTGATTGCTTCTTCTTCACCACACTGAACCTGGTGATAGAGTTTTTCCCATTCTTTTGTATCGTTGATGCCCTTTACTTCGCGGTAAAAAAGTTTAGATGCTTCCTGTACAATTTCTTCTTGAGAAACATCGTCCCTAAAATTTACTACACGGAGAATTACTTCAACATCATCACTTTTTTCTTCAGCAATTGCTGCAATTTGTGCAATAGTGTGCTGTTTCTTGACAATATCAAAGCAGTTTTCGGAGGGATTGAAAAACGCAACTCCAATTTCAGACTCTGTAAAATCTACAGAGTGATTGAAAGTTTGAAAGTTTTGAAGACAAAATTCTGGACGAACATTACGGATTTGTCCCAGAAGATAACGAATCATAGAGATAGGAACACGAACAGTATAAGTTGCTTTCTTAGTTTTTTGTTCGTCAATAAGATTGTAAAATTCTTGAATACCAATCGCACAGGACTCAAATCCTATGGGGTACATAATTTTTGCGGAGTCAATGTAGTCTCGAATGACGTTTCGCAGATTGTTAAACTTTGCTTGCTTTACCAAGTCAGAAGCAAAAGTTGCGCCCAAATTACGAGCGACTTGAACGTTAGTAGTCATAAGTCAAAATCAAAAACAATACCTTTTAACGAGGGTGAACTCATAATCTCATTATACAGACTGGTCTGTGATCTTGTCAAGAGCCAGTCTGTTTCCGAGAACGCGAACCACAAGATTTAAAGAAACCTGTTGTGGACGCTGTTTCCACCCATACCAGGAAGTTTTCTTCCCTTCAAGGTGTGGAGGAGCCTGACCAACAGAATAGTATTGGTCAGCAGTAATATCATAGTTGATATTACCATTAGATAACCACCAATGCTTTTCGCCTCGATAGTCTTCTGCGCTCATAGGATAAAGTATATCACTATCCATGAGATAATGCAAGGCCTGAGAACAATGATAGCAATGACCGTAATATTTGTTAGTCAAAACATCATCAGGATACATCAAAGATTTGCGACCTTTCAGTAAATCTGGTGATAGGTTATCACGAATCAATCCCATGACTGATTCAATCTCAGTCATGGGATAAGGTTCAAAGGTTAGTGTTCTGGTTTGAAATATCTGCTTGTCTCTATAACGATGGCGTTCAATTGTTTTCATCCACCTTCTTGAGTCTTACCCTTTTTTCCAATATTATACTTCTGCTCAAGAATCCAATCATTCTTATCCTTATAAGCAAGAACTTTAATCTGGTTCAGTGGGGCAATGTCAGTGGCCGATTCCTCATCAACCAGAGAAATAAGTCCCCAATCG